CCTTCCCCTTCATCTGCCCGGCCGCGCACCAATACCAGGCGCACCCCCGGTCGATCTTCCAGACCCGGCGCGCCGGCCTCGCCTGAGGCCGCCGCCAACGTAACGCCCCACGGCGCTCGGGGGGCGGACGGTCTGAACGACAACCGCTTGCGGCTTGCCGGCCAGCCCGTCCCCACCCCCCGACAACCGCTCCGAAGGATCGCGCATGACCGGCCTCGTCCCCTACCCCGCCCCTGGCACCGATACGGCCAATGCGCAGGTCGTGGCCGATGGCTGGTTCCCGCCGGTGACGCTCGCCGCCGCGCGCGAAATCCCGCGCCTGGGCGAAGGCACGGTGCCTACCGCACGCCTGACCGCCGCGATCGAAGGCGCGATGCTTACCGCGTTCCGTCTGCTCGCCGTCTGGCGCAGCACGCACGCGGCGGCCGGCGTGGCGTCCCTCGCCGGGGTCACCGATTTGACGCTCAATGCCCGCAACCGTGCAGTGGTGCTGTGGGAACGCATCGTCATCTATTCCGCCGCCGCTGAGCTGCAGGGCCAATACCGCGACATCTCGGCGACCGACGACGGCCTCGACCGCGCGGCGGAAAAGGTGCTGACCGCCGACGATTCGCGCCGCATTGCGCACGCCGCCGTCGCCGATCTCCTGAGCATCGGCCCTGAAAAGCCAGTGCTTCGTAACGCCGTGGAGCTGATCTGATGAGGACCCATTCGATGAACATCTTCCGCGTGGGCAATAAAGCCATCGTCCTCGAAGAGCTTTCGCATTGGTGGGTGAACGCGAACGGCGCTGATAGTTCGTTCGCTGAACTGGTGGTTACGATGCGCAGCGGCCGGCAAGTGACGTTCCTTCGTCATGACGCGCCCAACGGGGACGACGCATATGCGATCGAGACCGGGTTGATGAACGCGCTCATGAATTGCGCCTCCCGATGACCACAGCCACCGCCCTCGATGGCGACACCGTCGACGCGATCTGCTGGCGCGAGCTGGGCCGTACGCGCGCCGTGACCGAGCAGGTCCTCGCGCTCAACCCCGGTATCGCCACGCTCGGCACGCGCCTGCCCGCCGGCACCGTCGTTACCCTGCCCGAACTGGCCAAGGCCGCGCCCGCCGTCCTCGAAACCGTGAAGCTGTGGGACTGACCGATGCGCAAGATCGACACCCTGCGGGCCGCGATCTTTGCCGTCCTGCCCGAGCTGGGCAACGAGCCAGATCGCCTGCGGATCTGGATCGAGCGGGGCACCGCCCGCTCGACGCAAACCGAGGGGCGCGGCTTCGCCGTCGCGTTCCAGCTCAACGTCCTGGTCGTGGAAATGGCGACCGACATCGCCGTGTTGTTCCTCGCGGTCTTCGAATGGCTGCGCGTCAACCAGCCCGACCTCATGGTACCGGGCAAGGATGCGATCGGCTTCGACGCCGACATCCTCGATAACGCGTCCGCCGACGTGCTGCTGCAGCTCCAGCTCGACCAGGCGATCAGCGCCGCGCCGAAAGGCGACGGCCGCTATGATCTGGAATACCACGGTGAACCGGACCCGCTGTTCGTGGACGGAATGAGCATTATCGCACCGGCCGCTGCGCCACCATTGCTCGGCTTCGACGTGATCGAAGATGTGCCGCCTTGGGAGCTTTGACGTATGGCCGAAGACCTGAGCGAATTCGAGCGGTGGTTCGCCACGATCCTCAACGCGGTGGAGCCCGATAAGCGCAAGGCCGCCGTGATGAAGCTCGGCCAGGCGATCCGCCGCGCCAACATGCAGCGCATCGCGCAGAACGTCGACCCGCAGGGCCGGCCCATGGAGGCGCGCAAGCCGCGCCTGGATGGCCGGGGCAAGCTGCGCCGCCAGACCGGCAAAATGTTCAAGGGCCTGCGCAAGCTGCGCAATTGGAAGATCGTCGCCGATGCCGATGGCGTGGAGATCCGGCCCGCCTCGGGCGCCGTTGATCGCGTCGCCGCAGTCAGCCAGTTCGGCGAGGTCGACGTGGTCGGCCGCCTGCGCAGCGGCCGCGAAATCCGATACCGCTATCCGGTGCGCGGCATCCTGGGCATCGGCGCCGAAGATGAGCGGCTTGCCATGGAGATCGCGGAATCGCTGATCCGACCCGACGACTGACGCGGTAACGGGCACCTCTACCCCGCCGCCCCCTACCGCGCGCGCACGAAGCTGGCCCATGCCTCAATGCATGGTCGGTTCAATTGCCTCCTCCCCTGCCGTCGATCTCTCCGGAGTTCCAGCGCCTGCGCTCGTCCCGCAGCCGGACTTCGAAACGCGCCTTGCGGCCAAGATCGCGCGCCTCGTTGCCCAAATGCCCGCGTTCTCCGCCTTGGTGGAGAGCGACCCGGCGATCCTTCTGCTCGAGGCGGATAGCTACGACGAACTGGTGCTCGCGCAGGCATTCAACGACACCGCCAAAGGGCTGCTGCTAGCCTACGCCACCGATGCCAACCTCGACCAGCTCGGCGTCCTGATGGACGTACCTCGCCTGGTGGTCGCACCGGCGACGGCGACGGCCGCCGCCGTGATGGAATTGGACAGCGCTTATCGCCAGCGCATCCAGCTTGCACCCCATAGCTTCTCGGTCGCGGGACCCGAACTTGCCTACGTCTTTCACGCCCGCTCAGCCCATGGCGACGTCGCGGATGCCACTGCGGTATCTCCGACGCCCGGCGTCGTGGTCGTGACGGTGCTGGCCAAAAGCGGCAACGGCGTCCCTTCGGAAGCCGTGCTGCAGGCGGTCCGCGACCGCCTCGCCGACGTGCGGCCGTTGACCGATCAGGTCATCGTCCAGGCGGTCGAGCTTATCGACTACGCCATCGCGGCGCAGCTCTTCGTCTACTCCGGCCCCGATGCGACGCTGATCGAAAACACGGCCGAAGACAGCCTGACGGCCTTCTTGGCCGCCTCGCGCAAGATCGGCCGCGACGTCGCCCGCTCGGCCCATATCGCCGCCCTGCATGTAAGCAACGTCCAGCGCGTCGCGCTGCCCTCGCCGGCAGCTGACATCGCGATTTCGATGTCGCAGATCGCCAACCCGGTCTCGGTCGAGATCACGATCGCGGGGACCGAGTGGTGAGCCTGCTCCCTCCCAACGCTACCCCCGGCGAGCGCGCGCTCGAGGATGCCATGCTCGCGCGCATCGATCTGTCGGCGGTGGGCAACCTGTGGAACCCGGCGACGTGCCCGGCCGAGGTATTGCCCTTCCTCGCTTGGGGTCTGGCGATCAGCCATTGGGACACGACGTGGACGGTCGAAGAAAAGCGCGCGGCGGTGGCCGGCGCGATCCCGTTCCACAAGATCAAGGGCACCCGCGCCGCCGTCGTCGAGGTCCTGGCACGGTTCCACCCGCTGCTGACCGTCACCGAGTGGTGGGAAACAGATCCGCCGCGCGCGCCGCACACCTTCGAGGTGCGCGCACCCGCGAACGAAATGGGCCCGGATTTCCTGACCGCCGAGACGGCCGAGGCAATTATCCGCGACGTCGCGGCGGCCAAGCCGCTGCGCGCCCACTTCGATTTCGTGCAGGTGCTTGAGGCGCAGGCCACCCTCTATCTCGCTGGGGCAGGCGTCGCCGGGAGCTTCTATCGGGCGGACTACGTGACCCAGCACGACACCAGCATGGACTGGTCAATAATTTGGCAGACCGCCGATGGCGAGCCGCTGCGCACCGAGGATGGCCTCGAATACTGGGAGCACGAATAATGGCCGCGCTGGTCCTAAAACTGACCGATGCGGGGCTCGCCGCTGTGCAGGCCGCATCAGGCTCCGATCCTACCTCGATAACCCATCTGGGCCTTACTGCCTCGGCGTTCGATTTCGCGCCCACGCTGACGGCCCTTCCGGGGCAGTTTAAGCTTCTCGATGTTGCGTCGGGCGTATCGCCCGCCGACAATGTGACGCACCTGACGTCATACGACACCAGCGCGGAAGTATGGACCGCCACGGGGCTCGGGCTTTACCTCGAGGACGGCACGCTGTTTGCTGTCAGCTCGGCCGACCAACCGCTGCTCACAAAAGCGGCTCCTGCCTTCGCGCTATTCGTGTTCGATATCTCGTTCGAGGCGGACCTCGCCACGAACATCGTCTATGGCAATGCCGTCTTCGCCTACCCGCCTGCGACCGAGACCTATCGCGGCGTGGCTCGGCTTGCGCAGCAGGCGCGGGTCAATGCGACTGAGGATGGCGAGGATGATGCCGAAACCATCGTCACGCCAAAAACCCTGCGCGGCCGGCTCGCGGGATTCACCACCACCGTCAACAACAGCATCGCTGCGATCGGCGAAAGCGTCACCAATGGCCTGGCAGCGCTCTCGGCGCGCAAGATCACGGGCGACGGCCTGGTGACCGGCGGCGGGACGCTTGAAGACGACCGCACCCTGACCGTCACTGAAGCGAGCCCCGCCGACATCACTGCCGGCACCGAAGCTGGAAAGGTGGTCACGCCGCGCCGCCTCGGGCCGATCACGATGCTGCTCGAGCAGAACGGTTACATCCGGTTCTTCGGCTTCCAGATCGCCTGGGGCCGGTTCAGCGCTGCTGCCAACGCATCCACGGCGGTTGTATTCGCTCAACCCTTCAACACCGCCTGTTTCTCGGCGGTGGTCAGCGGTGTGACCAGCTTGGGCACCGGGTCGCAGGAGAACACCCCCGCCGTCGTCGTGTCCACGATCACCAAGACCGGCTTCTCGGCCTTCAACGCCGACGATGAAGCCGACGTCACCTGTTACATCGCTGTGGGGACCTGATCGATGGCCAAGCTAAGCGACGAGCCTAACATTGCTCGGCTGTTCGACCTAGACGGCCGCAAGGTCGATGCCGTTCTCAAGCGCGCGCGCATCTCGGTCGATACCATCGCAGAACGCGAAGCGATCCCGATCACGTCGCGGACCAATTATCTGCAGGTCTACGTCGGCGACCAGAAGCGTACCTTCGTATGGGTGAACGCCGGGAGCGTCCGGCCCGACAATGGCGCTGTGATGACCGCTACCAACTGGGTCGGCCTCTACACGCAGGAAGAGAGCAAGAACCTCGGCATCGGCTTCACCGGGTCGCTGCCCTACACCAACGTCGCAGGCCTGACCGAAGGGTACATCGCGACTGATGCCATCGCCGCGATCAAGATTGCCGACTTTCGCGCTCTCGCCCAGTCCAGCGATACCAACCCCAAGGTGGAATTGTCGTGGGGCGGCAGCGGCGTGCAGCCCGCCTCGCAGCTTGTGTCGTGGGGCGGCTTCAGCGTCCCGCTTAGTGGTAGCGCCCGCAGCTTCACGCCGAAGGACTGGACGGCGCTCAAACAGCAGTTCTTCGTCGGAAACAGCCTGACTGATCCGACCGGCCGCACCGATGGGTGGGCGCAGCTTTATTCGGCCGCGCTTGGTGTCGGCGCCGTCTACACGGCCAAGTGGTCCTCGGACGCACGCCAGGTCTACCGGACGGGCGCAACGCCGCTCTACCTGACGCTGCAGGGCAACCTCTTGCCTGCCGGTGGGACCGCCCGCTCGATCACCGCCATCAACGGTAGCGCACCGAACGCGGATGCTACCGTCAGTCCGCAGTCCTGGCTGAACGAAGCACCCGGCTCGACCGGCACCGGCAATGTCTCGCAGGCGGGAACGATCGTCGATGGCGCGGTGACGCGCCACGGCATTGCAGCTGTCCCGAATGGCGGCAGCACGGCATACACCTTCACGCAGGATGCCGGCGGCGCGGCGCTCGCTCTGAGCGGTCCGGTCCTGTTCATCCCCGACGTGGCGCAGGAGCTTGTCCGCTCCGATCTCAACTTCTGGCCGGGCAACAACTACTTTTTCAGCGGCGTTCCAAATACCTACGGTGACTACACTAACCCACAGATGTGGGTGGATATGGCCGCCATCATCGCGAAGGCAGCGGGCAACCGCGTCCTCATCCTGCCGGTCCTGCCCAGCGCCGATTTCGTCGATCGCGGGGTCGGCACGGCCTACAACGCCTATCTCGCCGCCAATGCGCGTACCAGGGCGCTGTATCCGACACTATGGGCGCTCGACACCGCTGGCCGTGATCTCATCCAACGACTGCAGGCGTCGGGCGACGGATCGGCAAACGATAACGCCGACATCGCCAACGGCTTCATTCCGCGCAGTCTGCGCGCCGATGCGCTGCACCTCAACACGGCCGGCTACGCGATCGTCGCGGCTTTCATGATCGAAGCTCGGGCGCGGCAGACCCTGCCGCCTTCTATCACGCAGGCGACGACATTTACCCTGGCCGCAGCTGGCATCAATCCGCGCACCGGTTCTGCGGTAAGCGATCTGGCCGTTGCGGCGGTTAAGGCGGCGACGGTGGCGGCCAGCACGTTCGGAAGCATCCTGGCCGAATCTGGCGTGATCGGCAGCGACATGGGCGTGGCGGCCTCGTTCGCCCGCGCATCCTCCGCCTACTCGACAGCGGAGGACGGCTCTCTGTATCTGGTGGGGCAAAACCAGCCCCGCTTCGTCTACGACGCGGCCAAGTCCAAGCGCGGCTTGAAGGTCGAGGCGGCTTATGCCCAGGAAGTCCGCAACGTTGATTTTGCGAACGAGGGCACGCCCGGCGTCATTGGTTCGGGCGGCGTTTTCCCAGCCTACGTGACGCAGACCAACACGGCGACGGGCGGGCTGGTGCGTGAGTACCTCGGCATTCAGGTCGTGGGCGGCATTCGCGCGATGGCCGTGCGCATCTCGGGTACCGCCGCCACCGCCGCTGCGCTCTATTTCAATTTCGATGACCTGTCGGCAGGCACTGGCAGCATGGCCGGTGTGGCCGGTGATACCCGCATGGCTGTCGGTCAGGTGGGCGTTGCGTCGGGCAGCGTCGCGGATGTGGCCAAAGTGGGTTTCGGCATCATCGAGCGCACGAAGTTTGGAAACTACGTCATCGGTGCCAACGATACGGTCAGCATTTCCCGCACCCTGCTCGGCCAGACGGGCATACTCTTCCCGGTCAACGCGCCGCGCAAGCTCACCGGCGCAACGACCGTCAATGTCGCCCCGGCCATCGTCGTCGAAGTCGCAGCGGGCAAGACGATCGACTTCGTCCTGCTGATCGGCATGCGCAATTGCTACACCGGCCGCCTCCCGCACAGCCTGACCACCACGACCGGAGCCATCCCCGCAGAAATCCTCGGCGGCACGATCCGCACAAGTTCCGCGCCAGGCGCTCTGGTGATGTCTGGATGGGCACCGAGCGGCGATTCGGACACGGTAGCTGCGCAGGCGTTCGTGGCGGCTGCAGACACCAGCGTCACGCTGCGGCGGCAGGGTGGCAAATGCTACGGGACTGTCCGCATCGCCGGAGCCGTGGTCTTCGACCAGGTGCTCGGTGAGTGGATCGAGGACACGTTCAGCGCGGCGATCGTGCAGTGGGATGCCACGACCATCCGAGCATGCTTGGCGGGCGGTCCCGTCAAAAGCGCAACCGTTGCCGGCCTGGCCGCCCTCGCAGCGCTGGATAGCTGGCGCGGTGGCTCCGATCGCGCGGGGGCGAATGTCTGGGGCGGGAGTCTGGTCCGCTGTCAGGTCCTGCGCGTGATGTACGATGCGCGCTCGGAAAGCGCGCTGCCGACGCGGATGATCGCGGACGACTTTGCGCGGCCTGACGGCGTGATCGGCAAAACCCCCGACGGCAAGCGCACCTGGGGCGGCATTCCACAGGGCGTGTCCACTTCCGCTGTCCGCACTGCCGTCATCAAAGACGGCGCGATCGTGGCCCCTTCGGCCGCATTCGAGAGCACCAGCGGCGTTACCGCTGCTTATCCCGGATTGGACCTGGGGGCTGGCAAGACGGTGCGGCGTCATATGGTCCGTCTTCGCTGGCGGCCCGCCATCGCCTTCACCGGCTCGATCACCGGCAACGTCCTCTCGGTGTCGGCCGTGGCGGCAACGCCGGTGGGAAAGCTCGATGTAGGGTCCGTACTTAGCAACGGCCGCACCGTCACCGCCCTTGGCACGGGCACGGGCGGCGTGGGCACCTATACGGTTTCAGCCGGCGCCGACGTCGCAAGCACGGCGCTGACGGCCTACAAGCCTAACCTGGGCAATGCGACGGTCATCAGCCAGGCGAACGGGCTGACGGATGTCAAGGACGTGACCGGGACCGATCGCGCCACGGGCTCGCTGCACTTCACCTTCACCGACCAGGTCGTGCAGCTCTACTACTTCCTCTCGGGCGGCGCGCCGGCGACCGGAACGCAAATCTCCTACTCCGCGCCGTGCGTGGTGGACGGCGTCACCGAATACACCTGCGGGTATGCCTATCTGGGCGATGGGTTCTTCGAGGCCACGATGCCTGACGGTGGCCGCGTGCAGATCTATTCGCCGATCACCGCTGCCCAGATGGGGCGCTACCTCATCAACGAGCCGTATTTCAGCGCCTCCGCTGCCCAAGCCGAAATTCTGGCTGTGGCAATCGAAACGATGGACCTTTGAACATGGCGACCACCGCAAACCCTATCATCACCATGGTAGTCGGCACTGCATCAGGAGCCGGCGATCTGCTTCCCCAGTTGGCGGCTCACTACGGCGCCACCCGTACGCATGGCAGCTGGCCTGGTGTCGACCAGCTGGAGCTGGGCGATCTCTTCCTCGTCGACGAAGTCGCCGAGGAGATCTCCTCCCGCCTCATAGCGGTCAACGTGATCCTGCTGCCCGATAACCAGGGAGTCCTGTTTCAGGAAATTCCATTGGCCGAAGCCCTGGCCGAACTCGCTCTGCCCAATAAGGAACCTTCGCCGTGAAGCACCTGCTCGAGCATGTCCCTGACGGCATCAAGTTCGGTCTCGACGCCCTCTCATTCACTGCCCTCTTGGGGAGCCTCATCAGCGTGTTGCCCGCCGTCGCGTCCCTGCTGACCATCATGTGGACCGCGATCCGCATCTACGAAACCGAGACCGTCCAGCGTCTTATCAAGCGAAGGGAACCGGGCGCATGATCGACCGCATCAAAGCCCGCCTGGTTCCCGGTGCCCGTCACTGGTGGAAGTGGTCCAGCGTGCAATTCGCTGTCCTGGGCGGGGTGCTCACCAGCTGGGCCGCGACCGACCCGAACGGTTTCGCGCACATCGTCGCCCTGCTTCCGAGCTGGGCCCAACCCTTCGTGGGGGTTGCCCTCGCCGTGGTCGCAATCGCGCTGCGGATTACACAGCGCAAGGAAGGCTGACCATGTCCCAAGAACCCAAGCTTTCAACAACGGCGAAGGGCGGCACCCTCGCCGCGATCATCGGGCTGCTGTCCGCCGGCATGCTTCTGGAGGAAACGCCGAAGGAAGAAAGCGGCCGCACCGTGCGCGCCGAAGTCGCTGCCGATGGCACTGCCAGGGTCACGCACATCGCGGGCCCGCAATATTTGACGCCGTATCTCGACATCGCGAAAGTGCCCACCGCGTGCGATGGCATCACCAAGGGCGTGAAGATGGGCCAGCGCTACACCGAGGCACAGTGTGCTGCGCTGCTCGAGCACGAGCTGGTGGTCCATGCTCAAGGTGTAATGCGCTGCACCCCGACGTTGGCTGGCGATGGTCGCGATCATCAGCGGGTCGCCGCCGTGCTGCTCGCCTACAATATCGGGGTCGGCGCTTACTGCGGCTCGACCGTCGCAAAACGGTTCAATGCCGGGCAGTGGCGTGCTGGGTGTGACGCGTTCGCCATGTGGAACAAAGCGCGCGTCAACGGCACACTACGCCCGGTGGCGGGGCTGACGGCGCGCCGGGGCCGGGAGCGGGCGATCTGCCTCAAAGGTGCCGCATGAAACTCCTGCTCTCGCTCCTGGGCGGACTTCGCGCGCTTGCCTCGGGCCTCGCGGGTTGGGCCATTCGCCATCCGTGGCCATGTGCCTGCGCGGTGCTGCTGGCGATCGCCTGGTGGCAGTGGAGCGGGAAGCAGGATGCACTCGGCGAACGCGACAAAGCGCACGTGGCGCTCGCCGCCGAAAAGAATGGCCGCAAGGCCGACCGTGCGGACTGGCTGCGCCAAGTGGCTGCAGCGAAGGCCGCAACAGCTGCAGCCGAGCACAAGTCAAAGGAGATCGCTTTCAATGCACAATCCACTCGCGACGCGCTTGCCGAGGACAATGCTGGCCTGCGCGCTTACATCGCTGCTCGCCGCGTGCGGTCCAGCGTCGGTGGCATCGCTTCCGCCCCAACCACCGATGATCTCGGTGCCCCGGTTTCTGCAGACGCGGCCGAGCCCGCCCTCGTGGCGGCGGACGAAGCCGACCTTGTCGCCTGCGACCGATACTACGTCGACCTCACCACCGCATACGAGTGGGCCCAGGGGTTGATACGCGCCGGTCTCGCAAAGCCGATGCCGTGAGAGACCAAGAAGATATCCCGGCTGACCTGTCGGAGCTGATCCGCCTCGGTACGATCGCGTCTGTCGATCTCGCAGCAAAGCGGTGCACGGTGCTCTACGGCGACGAGGACGACGAGGACGGTGGAGCCACTACCCCGCCGATCCGTTGGCTCGCGCCCCGGTGCGGCAAGACGAAGGTATGGAGCCCTCCCAGCGAAGGCGAACAGGTGGTGCTGTTGTGCCCCGATGGCCAACTCGCCGCCGCGATCGCGCTGGTTGGCATCGACCAGGACGAATTCCCGCTACCGGCTTGGGGCCTGACTGAGGGCGTGGAGTTCGAAGACGGGGCGCAGATCCGCTACGACCCCGAAGGCCATAAGCTTACGGCTGTCCTGCCCGCCGGTGGAACGGCGCTGATCGAAGCGCCCGGCGGCTTGACGATCCGGGGGGACGTGACTGTGGAGGGTAAGCTCACCGCCCGAGACGATGTCGTCGGTGGCGGTGTTAGCCTCAAGAACCACAAGCATGGCGGCGTACAAGCCGGTGCGGCTCAGACGGGCGCGCCAGCTTAGAACGGCCGTTACGGCCGTCGATCGCGAGATTTAAGCCCGTCTTTCCAACCTCGAACCCAAGCTAGCGCCACCGGCCCCTGCTTGTAAGGATTCGAGGAGAGCGGCGCGTTCTCTGCGCCAGCACGAAATCCTAGCCGCAGGGCCTTATCAATGCTGTTGATCATAATGGTATGTTAGGCGCGTCCGCCGCCTAGAAGCAACGGCGGGTACGGCACGCGCAGCGCGGTAGCGCCTGCCATTACCCCGCCTTCCCCTAGATAAAACGCGAGCGATAGCGCTCTGGTCATCCCCATGATCGGGATGAACGCCACCACCGGAAAGCAACTCGAGGGCACAGCGCACCTCGCGCAGTCGATCGGCAAGATCCTGTGCACGCCGCTGGGCACGCGCATCATGCGCCGCGACTTCGGCTCGCTGCTGTTCGACCTGATCGACCGCCCCATCAACGCCGCCACCGTCATGCTCCTGCGCGCGGCGACCGCTGTCGCAATCCGCCAGTGGGAGCCTCGCATCGCGATCGCCAAGATCGACGTTTCGGGCAGCTTCGCGGCGGGCAATCTCGCGATCGCGATCTCGGGCAAGCGCACCGACGTCGCCGCGCCCAACGCGCAAGTCACCCTTTCCATCCCCATCGCCAGCTGAGGCACGTCCCATGACCCACGGCCTGACCCTTACCGAATCGTCCGACAGCACCGTCACTGTTTCGCTAGCCAGCATGGCGAAGATCGGCCTGATTGCCACCAGCAAGGCAGGTCCCGACGACGTTGCCGCAGAAATCGACGCCGCCTTCCCGCTCAACACCCCGGTGCTGGTGACCGACGTCGACGCCGCCGCAGGCAAAGCGGGAAGCCTGGGCACCCTCAAGAAGGCGCTCGAGGCGATCGGCGACCAGGCCAGCCCTATCGTCGTGGTCGTGCGCGTGGCGGAAGGCGCAACGTCGGCGGAAACTGACGCCAATGTGATCGGCGCCACGGACGGGAACACTTACACCGGCCTGCAGGCGCTACTGGCGGCCGAGAGCCTCGTCGGGGTCCGCCCGCGCATCATTGGTGCCCCTGGCCTCGATACGTTGGCTGTGACCACCGAGCTGGTCATCACCGCCAAAAAGCTGCGCGCCATGTCCTATGCCCGCGCGATCGGCGCCGACGTCGCTGCGGCCGTCCTCTACCGCGACAATTTTGCAGCGCGGGAACTGATGCTGATCTGGCCCGACACCAACGCCTGGGCCGGCGATGCCGTCGCCCGCGCGCTTGGCCTGCGCGCCCGCATCGACGAGGAGATCGGATGGCACAAGACGCTATCGAACGTGGCGATGGACGGCGTTCTGTCGATCACGAAGGACGTCCACTTCGACCTGCTGGACGCTTCCACCGATGCCGGCGTTCTCAACGATGCGCCCGTCACCACGATCATTCGCACCGATGGCCACCGCTTCTGGGGCAACCGGACCACCGCCGGCCCCGAACAGCCCGACTTCGTGTTCGAAAGCGCCGTGCGCACGAGCTTCGCGCTGCAGGACGTCATCGCCACCACCATGCAGCCCTTCATCGATCAGCCCATCACCGTGGGCCAGATCAAGAACCTGCTGGAAAAGATGAACGCTGCAGCGCGCGCGCTGGTCACGGCCGGCAAGATCGTCGGCGCGAAGTTCTTCTTCGACGCTGCCGCCAACACCTCCGACCAGCTCGCGGTGGGCAAGCCGACCTTCCGGTTCCAGTTCACGCCGTGCGCGCCGATGGAAAACCCGACCGTCGTCCTGGTCATCACCGATTTCTACTACTCGGACTTCGCAGACCAGCTGGTCTGAGCCGAGCCCTCTCTCCACCGCTGAAAGGATCCGGCCATGGGCCTGCCGCGCAAGCTCGTAAACATCAACGCCTACGCCGATGGCCTGAGCTTCCTCGGCCAGATCGCCGAGTTCGAGGAGCCCAAGCTCGCCATCGCCACCGACGATTGGCGCGGCGGCGGCATGCTCGGCCCGGTCAAGATGGACATGGGCCTCGAAGCGCAGGAAGCCACCCTGACGATGGGCGGCCACACCGCGTCGCTGATCCGCAGGTTCGGCACCACGGCGGTCGACGGCGTCCAGTTGCGCCTGGTCGCCGCGTACCGCGCCGACGACGGCACCGCCGCGCAGGCGGTCGAGATCTACCTCGGCGGCCGCTTCTCGGAAATCGACCTCGGCAAGGGCAAGGCGGGCGAAGGCACCGAGCACAAGTACACCGTGCCGGTCGCCTATTATCGTCGCGTCGTCGATGGCGTGGTCGAGGTCGAGATCGACATGGTCAACGGCGTGTTCCTGGTCGACGGCATTGATCGCTACGCCGAAATCATGGCGATCCTGCTCGGCTGACGCTCCCGCCATCACGATATCTACCAGGCGGTCCATTTGCGGGGCGCCGCCTGGTGGTGGGCCGGGGAGGATCGGTAGCCTTTCCCCCCTCCTCGGCCCTGTTCGCCCCGCTGCACTGGAGCCCCGCACATGGCCGAACAGACCGATGTCACCGCCGTCACTCAGACCGACAACCGTTTCAAAACCGTCACGCTGTCGACGCCCATCATTCGCGGCACAACCAGCATCACCAAGCTCAACATCCGCAAACCCAAGGCCGGCCAGCTTCGCGGGGGCATTACCCTCCAGGATATCCTCACCACGGACGTCACCGCGATGCTCAACCTCATCCCGCGCGTTACGGACCCGCCTCTGATCGACGACGAAGCCGACAACCTCGAGCCCGATGATTTCTCCGAGATCTGCGGAACAATCCGGGGTTTTTTTATGACGAAGGCGGAGCACGCGGCGATCGATGCACTGATGGCGCAACATCGACCGAAGACCTGATCACCGAAATCGCGGCGATCTTCCATTGGCCCCTAAGCGAGCTGGTGGCGCTGCCCGTCGACGAACTGCTTGCATGGCGTGAACGCGCCGTCGGCATCTGGAACCGGATGAATCCGCCAGCCAAGGAAGGCACCTAGTGAGCAACCGGCTTTCCCTGATCGTGAACTTCCTTGGCGTCGACAAGATGTCGGGCGCGCTGCGCAACATCGTGGGCCTCGGACGTCGGGGCTCGACCTCGCTTCGCTCCCTGACCGGCGAAGCGCGTAAGCTCGACCGAGAACTGGCGGGCGTCCGGCGCGAGATTCAGGCGGGTTCGGGTAACATGACCGAGCTGATCAACCGCGAGCGGGCGCTTGAACGTTCGCTCGCGGGTGCCAACCAGCAGCTCCAGCGCCAACGCCGGCTTTTGGCCATCAATGCCGACCGAGAGGCGATGCTAGCGCGGGGCAGAGACTTACGCGCCAAGGGTGCAGAGGGCGTGATGGCGGGGGCAGCAATGTCTTTGCCGCTGATTGCCGCGACACGCCAGGCCATGACGTTCGAAAGCGCCATGGCCGACGTGCGCAAGGTCGTGAATTTCCCTTCACCCAAGGTGTTCGCGCAGATGTCTGACGATGTCCTCGCGCTCAGCACGCGCATTCCGATGGCGGCAGAGGGTATCGCGGCGATCGTCGCCGCCGCCGGCCGAGCGAACATTCCTCGCGAGGAGCTACTGGGCTTTGCTCAAGACGCGGCCAAGATGGGCGTGGCCTTCGACATCTCTGGCGACGAAGCCGGCGGCATGATGGCCAAATGGCGCACCGCGTTCGCGATGAATCAGAAGGGCGTGAATACCCTTTCCAATCAGATCAACGCCCTGACGAACGCCTATGGCGGCACCGCAGTGGAAGTATCCGGCATCGTCACTCGCATCGGTGCGCTGGGCAAGGTTGCCGGCGTCACTGCGCCGCAAGTTGCCGCCATGGCGCAGCTACTCAATAGCGTCGGTGTCGAGGAGGAAGTCGCGGCCACCGGCATCAAGAACATGATGCTGGCGCTTACGAAGGGGGATGCGGCAACCAAAAGCCAGGCGGCGTCGCTTGAAAGGCTAGGCCTCAGCGCTACCGGCCTTGCCGAGCGAATGCAAAAGGATGCCGGCGGGGCGATCACGGATGTTCTGACGCGCCTCAACAAAATCCCGAAAGCGCAGCAGGCAGGGATTCTGACCAATTTGTTCGGATCGGAATCGGTGGCAGCGATCGCGCCGATGCTCACCAACCTCGACAAGCTGCAAAACAACCTCGCGCTGGTGGGCGATAAGGCGCAGTACGCGGGATCGATGGAAAAGGAGTATCTCTCCGCCATCGCCACCAGCGAGGGTGCCACGGGCCTTGCGATGAACGCCTTGAAGGCACTTAACATCACGCTTGGGCAGGCCCTGCTCCCCACGGTGATGACGGCGTCGCAAAAGATCGTGTCGATCGCGAATTCCATGCGGGCATGGGCAAAACAGAACCCGCAGCTTTCGTCCGGCTTGGTCAAGCTGCTGACTGGCCTCGTTGCCTTGCGAATTGGTCTCGGCGCGGCGAAGTTTGCTTTCGGGGGGTTGCTTGGTCCCCTGGCCAAGATCATTCCCTATTTTCGGAAGGTCGAAGGCATCTCCGCCTTCGGGCGGCACCTCGGCATGTTCGGCAAGGTCGCTGTCCAGGCTGGGGGTTTGGCAGTCCGCGGCTTTGGGCTGATCAGGCTAGCTGCGATGTTCCTTGCCCGAGGCATTATGCAGGCTGGGATTATGATGATGGCGAACCCGATCGTCCTAGTCATCACCCTGATCGTCGCCGCACTCGCTGGCGCCGCGTACCTGGTCTATACCCATTGGGACAAGATCAGCGCCGCATTCACCAGTGGTGTCGCATGGGTGAAGTCGTCGCTGCAGGCGCTGCCGGCGTGGCTCAAGACCATCGGGGCGATGATGATGCAGGGGCTCCTCATGGCCATCAACCCGATGGCGCTGGCGTGGAAGCTTGTGCAGCTCGCGAAGAACGGCGTCACCGCGTTCAAGCAGTATTTCGGTATCAAGTCGCCTTCGCGCCTGTTCATGGCCATGGGCGGGCATCTGACCGGGGGTCTTGAGCGCGGCATCGACAGGTCACGTCATGGCCCGGTGCGTGCGATAAGCCGCATGGCTACCGGCGTTGCAGCTGCCGGGGCGATATCGCTCACGCCTATGGCGGCCGCCGCGCGCTCGCCCGGCAAGGGATCTGCAGCCTCAGCGTCGGCGCCAATCGAGATCCATGTGCACGGCACACCGGGGATGAACGTCCAGGATCTCGCCCGCGAGGTACGCCGCGAACTTGAGCGCCTGCAGGCCCGCAGCGCTCTCAGCAGCTATGAGGATCGCTAATGGCTTCCGCTCCGCTGATGTCGCCCTCCCAGCTTCTGACGCTAGGCATGTTCCTGTTCGGCATGGACACGATCCCCTATTCCGATTTTCAACGTAGCCAAGGGTGGCGGCATGAGGGGACCGAGCGTCATATGGCGCGCCCCGCTACGCAGTTCGTCGGGCCTGGCGAGGATTCGATCACTCTTGCCGGGTTGCTCGTTCCCGAGATCGCTGGCAGCTACGGCGCGCTCGACCGCCTGGTCGAGATGGCGGACACTGGCGACAACTGGCCGCTCGTCGACGGCAGCGGTCGAGTGCTCGGGCACTTCCGAATCGATCAGCTCGATACGGCGCACCATACTGTCCTGGCAGGCGGCATCCCGCGCGCCATCGATTTCCAGCTCAGGCTCACGCGGGTAGACTGATGTCAGGTGCGAATATCGCCGGCTTGCGCCTCACGCTCGACGGCGTTGATCTTGCTGACAAGATCAACCCACGTTTCGTGGACCTGACTTTGTCGGAAAAGCGCGGGGGCGCAGCGGATGAGCTATCACTCACGCTGCAAAACGCGGACGGCAAACTCGAAATTCCCGAGCCGGGAAAGGTCATAGCGCTCGCGCTGGGCTGGACATCGGGCCCAGACGTCCCGGTCGGCCTCGTCGACAAGGGCCGTTTTACTGTTGATGAAGCGGAGCCTACCGGGCCTCCTGATCAGATACGCATCACAGCCCGCTCAGCCGACCTCAACGGAAATTATCGCAAGCGCCGCACACAGGTGTGGAAGGACACGACGGTGGGCGCCGTGCTCGAGCAGATCGCGGCGCGCAACGACGTGACCGCCCAGGTCCATCCGGACCTCGCCGGCAAGGCTATCACTGCAATCGACCAGCATGGCAAAAGCGATATGCTTTTCGTGAAGCACCTCGGGAGCCGGTACGACGCTGTTGCGACGTGGAAGGATCGCAGGATCGTTTTCATGCCAATTGGGAGCACCACGACAGCTGGCGGCAAAAGCCTGCCTTCCGTCACGCTGGTCAAGCGGGACGGCTGGACTTGGCGCTTCAACCGCGCCCAGCGTGAGGAATATGATGGCGCGGAAGCATCCTGGCACGACCAGGGCAGCGGCAAGAAGAAGAAATTTTCGACCGGCGGCAACAAGACGAAGCGGCTGAAGCGCACCTATGCGAGCGAGGCAGATGCCAAGCAAGCTGCCGAGGCAGAGGCATCGAAGCGCCAGCGTGGCAGCTTTACGTTCACATATGACTTGGCGATTGCAGACACCAGACTGCAGCCTAACGTGCGGGTGACGCTCTCCGGATGGAATAACAAGATCGACGCCATCCAGTGGCTGGTGGCGTCGATCGAAACAGCGATGGGCAAGTCCGGCATCAAGCAGGCAATCTCTCTAGAGAGTGCATGATGCGCTCAGCAAGCACCCGCCTGCTGTGCGCCGTAAGCCGCCTGTGCTTTCGTGTACTGGTTCCCCGCGTCGGATGACAACTGCTCGATCAGGCCCTTGCAGGAGAAGCCGGACATATCGAGGTACTGCTTTGCTGACCGAGCTGCCTGCTCATTCCAATCGACATTTAGGCTGTCCACGGCCGCCGTCGCGTCGGCCTTTTCGTAACCGTTGCCGGCATCAGACGACAGTTGGTCTATCAGACCCAAACGCGAAAAGCCCGACATGTCGAGATACTGTTGGGCCGACCTTGCCGCGTTGGCCTGCGGCCCCGTCAAGCTGCTCTCAGGCTCCTCGGCCGGCGCCGGGGCCGGATCGGCTTCAGGTTGCGCAGCATCATCCTTTTGCGCCAGCACAGGGCTATCACTCGACGCTGCCGTCGAAGTTGATTTCCCGCTGTTCTTGTCGCCGACGATCGCCCCCAGCACCGTCAATGCGACGAGAACGCCGATAACCACCAGGCACCCCATGCCCAGCTTCTTACCCAGTCCCGCCTTTTTCTGTTCTTCGCTCACTTCGTAACCCCCGTTTTATGGTCGCCCTGCTAGTCGTCTGGCCAAATATCGTCTGGATAAAAATCGGGCGCATCCGAGCTGATCTGGCTTGTTATGTCGCCATCGCCGACAGCACCTTCCTCTGCCGCTTGGATCATCGCGGGAGTAAGGACTGGTGCCTCGCCGTCGAATGCCACGCGGATCCATGCTCCGAACTTTGTCTTGCGCTGCAAGAGGGCTTGCACCCGGCGACCGTCCCGGAGAACCGCGCTGATGCGGACCGCGCGAACCGAGGTGATGTAGCCCAGCTGCATCCCGCCGGCATTGTAGACGGCGACTGCGTTCTCGTCGGCCGGATTGTCGGGCTCAAGCCGCAGCTCCACCGCGTCACCCACCTCACACAACGCCAGTGCGAAGCGCCTGTTCGACCCGTCGCGGTTGTCGAACTCGATCCCTACGACCGCAAGCGACATGGCTGGTAGTGGCGTGTCGAACGGCATCAGCCACCGATCTTGCGAATGATGGCAACCACCTTTCCAATCGGATGCAGTTCGCCGTCATAGGCGATTTCCGATTCTACGTTGGGATTGTCCGACATGATCTTGATGCCACCGCTGGGGAGCGGCCGCAGGCGCTTTATCAAACCGAAGTTGCCATACGAGACCGCCCATATCTGGTCGCCAAGGCCGACGAGGTTCTGCGCCGTGTCAATGATCACCACATCGTCATTCTGGATCGTCGGCGCCATCGAATCACCGATGCCGCGAGCAATGAATATCCGGGTAGCAGGCGAGGATGAGTACAGCCGGAGCCAGTCCCTTGCGATCTTCCGGCCCTTTTCCTTAACCGGAAGGTCCAGGTAGCTTCCGCCGCCCATGCCAAAACCGAGGTCCAGTTCCATGATTTCGACTATTTCGCCATCATCGAAGTCAGGCTGAGGCGGCGGGCCATCAGGTGCACCCGTTGCGTCGCCAAGATCCTCACTATCGCCGGATAGATACTCTGGCGACACGTTCAACGCTTTCGCGATGGCATAGATATGGGCGCTATCGCGCGCTTCTCCCCGCGCAAGCTTATTGATCATCGTTGAACTGAGGCCAACCGCGCGGGCTAGCGCCGCTTGGCTCATGTCGCGTGCTTTCAAGGCCGCTACCAGGCGTTCCGGTAAAATCACAGGCGACACCTACAACCACGGTTGCAAGCGCGCGCTGTGAATTTGGTTGTTGACGGCAACTTAAGTGTACGCCATAGCTGCAACCATGGTTGAAGACATGACGCCTTATGAAGCCCTGATGGCAGCGGTCGAGATAGCAGGCTCGCAGTCCGCGCTCGCGCGGATCGCCAACGTTTCGTCCACGGCCGTGTGGAAATGGGTGCAAAGCTCAAAGCGAGTTCCGCCGCAATTTGTGATACTTGTCGAGGCCGGAACCGGCATCTCTCGTCATGTTCTTCGCCCCGATATCTACCCTGCCGAAATGCCCGAGGCGCCCTCTCGCTGGTCCGGCGTCGATCATCGCGCCGGTGTCCGCAGCGCCGGGGTAGATGCCCGCTCACGCCGCGTCTCTTGCAATAGTGCAACGGGAATGAAGGGCGCCTCATTGTGACGAAGCGCCGCGAACCCCTCACATATCAAGCCACGCTCACCGAAATCGCCGCGCGGATCGGATGGGATCGCTGCGCCGCCATCTGCGGCGTCACCGAGCGCGCGGTGCGTTACTGGTCTGATCCCGACTGTGAGACCGAAATCCGCCTGATCGACGCCGAGCGGCTCGATCGCGCCTTCATGGAGTACGGCGGCGATCATGCACCGTTCCATCGCCTCCATGGCCTGCGCATTGATTTGGCCATCCGCGAAGCACGCGACCAATCGCTGGCAGACCTGGCTGGCAAAGCGGCCAAGGAAACGGGGGAGGCGGTCGCCGCGCTCATCACCGCCAGCGGCTCACGCGACCCTCGCGCCCGGCGTCGTGCCCGGCAGGAAGTTCACGAAGCCATCGAAAGCCTGACCGACGGTCTGGCCACGCTGGACCAGCAGGAAGCGGAGGATCGACGAGAATGAGTGGCGAGGGGATACTGCGGGGGGGCCCGTTAATCCATGCACCGCTTGAATTCCGGCTTCGATCAGGAGGAGCGCTCTCGAAGGACAGCGCGCTTATCACCTGCCCGAAGTGCGAAGCACCGGCCTTCATCCGGCGCTCCACACGGGTCACGGCGACGGTCAAGCACCTCCATGCGCACTGCACCAACACCGGCTGCGGACACACCTTCATGTCCGAAATCGTGTTCGTGCATAGCTTCAATCCGGGGCTCATCAGCCGTCCGGACCTGAACCTGCCGCAATGCCCAGCGGACCAGATCCCGCACGTCCTGCCGCCTAGCCGCGACGGGCCGGGCGATGACCAGATGAGCATGTTCGCCTCGGCCTGACGGCCACCGAACCACCCGTAACACCGATGATTTTTTGAACGGCCGCGCTGCGGCCGAGGGGGAAGTTTTGCCTATTTTTCGTCAACGCAAGCGCGACAGACGCCGCATCGCCGCCCTGGAAGAAGCACTCGGCAAGCACCTGGCTGCGGGCGGCTCGCTGTGCGGGACCATCGCCGAATTGAGAGCACAAGGCAGGCTGCGACCGGAGGATGCGCGCCTGCTCATCAAGATTTTGTTCGATGCCGGGGAAGGCCTGGGCGATCTGCTTGAGGACGTCGCCCGGTGAACCTGCAGGACGAAATCATTAAGGGCCTCACGGCCCGCTTCAGGTTCAAGAAAACCGCTGGCGAGTGGCTGCAAGAGGGCACGTGCCCGAATTGCAGCAAGCCCTCGCTGTTCTGCGCCGCCAAAGAACCCAAGATTGTCCGGTGCGGCAAGGGCAAGTGCCAGTGGGAAGATAGCGTCCGCAACCTGTTGCCCGACCTGTTCGAGGATTGGTCGAAGCGCCACCCGCGCACCCACGAAGACCCCCACGCCTCGGCCGACGCTTACCTCTTGCACGAACGCGGCCTCGATCTCGCCTTGCTGCGTGGCTGCTACACCCAGGAGGTCTACCAGGACCCCAAGACGCGCGAGACCAGCGCCACCGTGCGCTTCCCCGTGGGCGATACCTACTGGGAACGCATCATCGACAAGCCAGGGCGGTTCCCAAAAAAGGCGCACTTCGCGGCGGGCGGGAAGCCGGGCGGACATTGCTGGATCCCGCCCAAGATCACGCTCGAGGATCTCGCGCGCGCCGACGACATCTGGATCACCGAAGGCATCTTCAACGCGGCCGCGCTCCACCAGGGCGCGCACCTCACCGCGGTATCGGCGATGTCGTGCAATTTCTGGCCCAAGCACTTCCTCGCGATGCTGCAAAGCGCCCTGCAGCAAATCAAGCGCGCCACCCGGCCGCGCCTCGTCTTCGCATTCGATCCCGGCGAAGCAGGCGTGAGCTGGTCCCGACGGTTCGTGAGGCAGGCCAAGGCCGAAGGCTGGGATGCAACCGCCGCGCAGGTCGCCCCGGACGGCGAAGGCACGTCGAAAGACTGGAACGACCTCCTCCACGATCACCGGGAATGGCGCGGTGACGCCGATCGTGCGCCGCTCGGGCCCGACGCCGTCGCAACCTACCTGTGGAACGGCCGTGTCACCATAGCCACGTCGCCGCGCGAAAAGGCAAAGATGCTGCACGAGCGCCGCAAGCTGGCCTCGTTCGATTTCCGCCACAACAACACCCTGTGGTGGTGCAAGGTCACTTACGACGATGATGACAAGCGCAACCTCATGCTTGAGGAGATCGCCAATTGCGCGTTCCGTCTCCTCTATCGCGAGCGCGACGAGATCGCGGACGAGACCAACTACTTCCTGCAGGTTGACTTCCCCGGCGCCGAACCCACCGTAAAAGCTCGCTTCTCGTCTTCGGCCTGCGCCAATTCGGCTGAGTTCAAAAAACGCCTCATGGCCTTCGCCGGTACGTGGACCGGGACCGGCGAGCAGCTCGACCGCCTGATCCGCAACCAGACGCGCGGCCTCAAGGTGGTCGAACCGATCCCCTTCACTGGATATTCGGCAGCGCACCGCGCGTGGCTGCTGGGTGACATAGCCGTGCGCGAGGGCCGCCTGGTCGACCTCAACCAGGAGAAGTACTTCGATTTCGGCAAGCAGGCCGTGAAGCTGCGCAGCGCCGAGCGCCTGCTCGACATCCAGTACGACCCCGACAAGATCGTCTTCGAATGGGTCTCGGTGCTGTGGACTGCGTACGGCCCCAAGGGGCTGGTCGCCCTCGCTTTCTTCACGATGTCGTTCTTCTCGGTGCAGATCCGCGACAAGCTCAAGACGATCGGCTTCCTCGAGATCACCGGCCTGCCGGGATCCGGCAAGTCTACTCTGGTCGAGTTCCTGTGGAAGCTGGCTGGCCGTGCCGGTTACGAAGGCTTCGACCCGAACAAGGGCACCGTCGCCTTCCTGGCGCGCAACCTGATGAAGGTGGCGAACCTGCCGGTCGGCCTCATCGAGGGCGGCCGCGACGACGACAAGCGGGGTGGGTTCAAGCAGTTCGACTACAACGAACTGCTGGTCCTATACAACGGCCGCTCCCCGCGCGGCACCGGCCAGAAGAGCGGCGGCTACGAGACGCACGAACAGCCGTTCCTCGGCTCCATCTACCTCATGCAGAACGAGCGGATCGACGCGATCCCCGCCGTGCTCGAGCGCCTCATGTCGATGGATATCGACAAGTCCCGCTGGTCGCCCGCGACAAAGGCGGCAGCGGTCAAGCTGGAAGGCTGGCCGATCGAGGAACTGTCGGGGACCATCGTTCACGTGATCCGCACCGAGGCAAAATACCTCGCGTCGTATTTTGACCGCTACGACTACCACGACGCGAACATGCCCAAGCGGGTAGACGGGCTGCACAACTCCCGCCCGATCAAGTGCCACAGCCAGCTCGCGGCCGGTGTCGAAGCGCTGGAGGCCCTGTTCCCGACCATCCGGCCCGAGTGGATCGAGGAAACGCTGCAGCTGGTCGATGCGATGGCGCTCGATCGCCAGAACTCTTGCGGCGGTGACCACCCCGTCGTCTCCGACTTTTGGGACAAGGTCCAGTACCTGGTCGAGCGGGAAAAGAACGAGGACCACGCCGAGGGCAAATCGGTCAACCAGCACCGCGACCGCGACACCACGATCGCCGTCAATCTGGTCGATTTCGAAGCCCGTTGCCGCAACGCCGGCATCGCCCCGCCTAACATGGACCAGCTCAAGAAGCTGCTGCGCAATTCGAAGTCCCGCAAATGGGTGGCGACGAAGAACGTCAACAACCCCGCCGGGCGCGTCATGTCTTGCTGGGTCTTCGACCAGCCCAAGAAAGCGGAGCGGATCATATGAGCCGCCTGCGCACCTTCATGGACCGTTTCACGGTCGGCATCTGGCGCGAACTGACGATCGAGAGCCCCCCCTGGGCGGCAGGCGACTACCCCGATTTGCTCGCCATGGCTGAAAGCATGCTGGCCGCACGCCAGAAGCGCTTCCCCGATCTCGTCCGTGCCGGGAAGATGGACCAGCCCACGGCTGACGCCGAACTGGCGGTCTACGCCGCGATCGTCGCCGACTGGCGCTGGATCGTCACTGGCGAGGGCGAGCGGGCTTGCCTGTCCTCCCGCGCCGCACGTCAGGCCGCGCTCGACGCCAGTCTCGACACCATCGGCGAGATCGCCAGCGAGCAGCGCGGTTTCACCCGCCAACTGGCCCTGCAGGCCCAGCACGTCCTCGCGATGCGCTGGCACCTCGAGCCCGAGCGCGAAACCCACTTCTACGCCGCCGTCACCCACCAGATCCGCGCCGACCTAGCGCGCAAGAACGCCGTGGCCGCTGCCCCGGCCGAACTCAGGAGCGCTGCCTGATGCCCAAGCCTCATATTCACGCCGCTTACTGCCGGTGCGCCGGCTGCGCACCGCGCCACCCCTCGGCCGCCGACATATCGCCGGTGCTGCGCATCGTCTTCCTCGCCGCCGCGATCGGCGCCGGGCTCGCCCTGCTGGGCTGGGCCGGCGCCGAGGTGGCGGCCGCCCTGTCGTCCTGGTCCTCGATCTGATCCCGGAGCCCATCATGCGCATCCAGACCCGCCCCGCGACCTCGCGTCCGCCGGCACGCAAGCCCGTTCCTTTCACTTTCCAGTGCACCGGCTGCGAAGCCGTCGAGCATCGTCCCCACCCCACCTTGCCGCTGGGCTGGGTAACGGTGGAGATTTGTGCGGACCTGCAGGCGTTCTGCGCCGAATGCGCGCCCGCCCCGCAGGAGCCCCTGCAGTGATGGCCGCCGCCGACATCCGGCCCGAGGCCATCACCACGACCGTAGTCGCACTGGTCGACCCGGAGGTTGCAGAACTGCAGCGCCGCGTCGCGCTGCTCGCGTCCCTCTACGAACGCAAGGTCCTGCCCACGCTGATCGCCGCCGCGTCGATCCTTGGCGCGGTCGTGATCGTCGCCCAGCTCGCGAAGTGGATCGCCCGATGAGGGTCGCCTCCCGCGTACAGCGCGAAGCGCGTGAAGCCGTAATCGCAGCCCGCTTCAAGGGTGGCCCGGTGCCGACCAACCCGTACCGCCGCGAAAGCCAGTCGTACCTCTGGTGGAATATGGGCCTGCGCAAGGCAGAGATCGCCGCCGCCGAGCTGCTCCGGGTGGGATCGTGACCATGGCACCCACCGAACGCCAGTTTGCGCTCTTGCGCTACGTCTGCGGCTTCCAGATGGCCCATGCCGGCGCGTCGCCAGCATACAGCCAGTGCGCGCAAGCGCTTGGGATCGCCTCGAAATCCAACGTGCATCGGCTGCTGCATGGCATGCAGGACCGCGGAATTGTTCGGCTTCACGCCGGAACCCCGGCTGTGATCGAGGTGCTCAGCCCGCCCGCCGTTCCATCGATTGACGGCGCGCCGCTTTATGCGGTGCCGCTGCGCGCCGGAAGGGGCTGACCGTGGTACCTGTCATCGTGACTACCCATGCGGTGGCCCGGTACGTCGAACATGTCGGTGGATCGCATGAAGCGGCGGTCGCTGCGCTGTCCAGCGCCGGGATCCAGACCGCCGCCACCTTCGGGGCCCGCGTCGTGCGCCTCAACGGCGTGCGGGTCCTGATGCGATTTTGCGAAGGCCGCGCCTTCGTCACCACCGTCGTGCCGCAGTCCCACATGCCCCAGCAGCTGATGCCGCACGCGTCGGGCGGGCCGCCGCCCTCGATCGACGAACTTTCCCCGTTCCACCCACCGTTGGAGACTGCCCATGGCTAAGGCCCACCACTGCGACGTGCCCGGCTGCACCCGCCTCCGCAAACGCTGGCAGCGCTTGTGCGAGACGTGCTTCGCCGCGCTCCCTGGCGACATCCGCACCGCGATCATCGGTGCGCATCAGGCGGGCCGCAAGGCAGACCACCGCCGCGAGCGCCGCCGCGCCGCCGAGCACCTCGCCGCCGTCGCCGCGCGCCCCAACCCCGCCGCCAGGACCACGCCCGAGCGCGCCTTCGAACTCAACCAGCGCCTGCTCGGCGAGCGCTGACCCTTTCCACCAGGAGTGCCCCGCAAATGACCGACCTGCCCTGCAACTGCCTGAGCGACTTCAACAAGAAGCTCGAGGACCACAACACAGAGATCGACGTCACATTCTGTTTCCATCGTGACGGCCGCCCCATGACTGCACGCCCCAAGATTTCCACCAGCAAACTCGAAAGTCGCAAGCGTGTTGGCCCTGTTATCGCCGCGCCGACGTTCTGCCCCTTTTGCGGCAAGGCATACGAACCGCAGCCGGACGTCGCCGGACCGCCTTCGATCCGCTCGCGCATGGTCGACGCCAGCGTCCGCATCGAAGGGATATGGCCGTTTCCCGTCTGGCCCGCCCCGGCCGCGCTCGGCAGCGTCTTCGAATTTGCCGACGAGGACGACATGCCGGCGGTGCTGCGCGACCTCCTCACGGCGCTCCCCGACCATGAACGCGACGCACTTTACGACGGCGATCATTCCGACTTCCAAGAAGCCTTCGAAGCCATGTGCGTCCGCGCGGCCGAGCAGGGCCTGCAGGGTTTCGTCGGCATCGCCGCCAACCCCCGCCCCCGGCCGTTCGGCGGCGGCGGTGTCGATTTTTCTTGGGGCCTCTACGACACGAAGGTGATCTTCGGCGCTACCGCCGACGCATTCCTCGAGACCGCCACGGAATGGGGCGAGAAGCGCTTCCACGCCGCGCAGGCGGCGGCTGAAAAGCTCGATCCTCGTCCTGCGACCTCCGACGCGGAAGGCGGTGTCGCATGACCTACGGACAGAACAGCACCGTCGGTGAAATTATGGCTCGGCGACATTATGATGCAGGCCGTGCCTGGCAGAACCTCGTTTCGCTCGGCTTTGCCGATGATCCTGATCTGAGGTGCTACTTCGTCGCCGGATACTGCTTGAGCGCAGCCTCCCCGTCGTCTGCGCAGGATCAGGAGCGCGTGCCGCTCGCCACGATCGAGGCAATGGCGCGGCTCGTTTGTGAATGGAACGATCAGGATCCCGACGCATCGCTCGGCGGTGATGGCCAGAATTACCTTTGGCACGAAGCGGCTGAAACGCTCGTAAAGCCCATGCTCATCTTGCTTGGGCGCACCACACCGGCAGGCGCTCTAGAGCGGCTGAAAGACGCCCTGCGCCGCGCCACAGAAAACTGTGGCAGTTGGATGCGGGAGGCCCGTAGTCGCCGGGAGCAGGCTGCCAGCTTGCTTGAGGCTATCGAAGCCATCCTTCCGTCTACCCTCTGTGGTGAACGCTGGAACCTCGCCGACGAAGAGACCGTCAGCATCACCGTGACATTCGGGAAGTTGCGAGCGGCGCGAACGGCCGTCCTGAACGCGCGAGGTGCGGCATGAAAGCGCTCACCATCTGGCAGCCGTGGGCCTCGCTCATCGTCGCGGGCGCCAAGCCCTACGAGTTCCGGGGCTGGCGCGCGCCGCGCTCACTGATCGGCCAGCGCATCGTCATCCATGCCGGCGCGGCGAAAGTGCCGGCGGCGGAAGTGGTGGAGCTGTTCGTCGCTCTGCGCGATCGGGATCTCGGCGGGCCGCATCGCATCGCTGCTGCCATGACGTGCCTCGCCCCGGAGAAGGCCCTACCGATCCTCGCCCGCGCCTGGACGCCCGGCGAAGAAGGTCCGCTTCCGATGTCGGCCGGCCTGGGCACCGCCATTCTCGGCGAGCCCCGCGACGGCTTCGAGATCGCGGAAGAGTTTGGCGTGCCCCGCGCCAACGACAGCGATCGCGACGAACACGTGAACTGGGGCTGGCCCATGCTCGAGGTCGAGCGCTGGGATTTCCCCGTCCCCATGCGCGGCAAGCAGGGCTTCTGGAACTGGCCCACCCCCGACGATCTGCTCGGAGGCGCCCTGTGATCGAACCAATCACCCCGGCCGACGAAGCCGTGGCCGAATTCCTAGCCAGCCTCGATGCCGTGCGGGCCCGCCGCGCACGGGGCGAAGCCCGCCTCCCGGCGCGGGCCTTCGACCCCGCCCGCCTGGCGAACGCCTTCCACGCGAAGCGCCGCGCGAACTTCTCGGCCGTCCCGACCCGCCGCGCCCAAAGCCCCGCCCCCTGCCCTCACTGCGCTGCGCGCGGCGACGTCGGCTGCAGGCACTTCCTTCCTTTCCTAGGAGCGCCGCAATCATGACGCTTGAACACCTGACCGCCGGAAGCTTAGTCGAACTCGCGCGCTCGGCACGCATGGTCACGATCACTTCAGAGGACCGCATCGAGTTCGGCCGTGCCCTCGTTCTGCAAGGCTACGCACCCGCGCGTGCCGCTCGCATGGCGGCAGGGGAAATCCTCGACAACGATGGTGCCCTGCAGATGCTCGCCCGCCACCGCCTTCGCTTCAGCGCGGGGCCATACTGATGGGCCGCGTTCTGATTGCGTGCGAGCGCTCCGGCGTCGTTCGACGCGCCTTCATAGCCGCCGGCCACGATGCCTGGTCGTGCGACCTCGAGCCCGCAGACGACGGCAGCAATCGTCACATCCGAGGCGACGTGCGCGACCATCTCGACGACGGGTGGGACCTGCTCGCCGTCATGCATCCCCCGTGCCCGCTGCTGTGCAATTCCGGCGTGCGATGGCTCTACCTCGACGGCCGACAGGAGAACGGGCCCGATCCGCAGCGCTGGGCCGAAATGGAGGAGGCGGCGGCTTTCTACCGCACACTTCGCAACGCGAAGCAGATCAAACGCCGAGCGATCGAAAACCCGATCATGCACAAGCACGCCATCCGCCTCACGCAGCGCGGGCGAGTGCAGTTCATCCAGCCTTGGTGGTTCGGCGATCCGTTCTTCAAGGCCACCGGGCTGGAACTGATCAGCCTACCGCTGCTGCGCGCCACCGATCGGCTGACGCCGCCAAAGCCCGGCAGCGCGGAGCACAAGGCATGGAGCGCCGTCCACCGCTATTCTGGCTGGGGCAAGCACGCCGCCGATCGCGCCCGCGCGCGCAGTCAGACCTTTCCTGGCCCTGCCCTCGCTATGGCCTCCCAATGGGGCGCGCTTCTTCCCGGTCACGTCGAGCCAGAACAGTTGAACCTCTTTCCCGCGCAGGAGGCGCTCGCCGCATGACCACACCAACACGTCCAATCCTCCGCTGGCATGGCGGAAAGTGGCTGCTCGCTCCATGGATCATCGCACAATTCCCGGCCCACCGCATTTATGTCGAACCCTTCGGTGGGGCGTGGTCTGTTGGCTTTCGCAAGCCTCGCGCAACTGCCGAGGTATGGAATGACCTTGACGGTGAGCTGGTCAACCTATTTGCCGTGATGCGAGATACGGCAGGAGCGTCGCTTCTCATCGATCATTTGCGCCTGACCCCCTTCGCGCGCGATGAATTCCATGCGGCCTATGAAGCCTCGAATTGCCCCGTTGAACGCGCACGCCGACTGATCGTCCGCGCATTCATGGGTCACGGCAGCGACGGCGCATCGGGCATGTACCGGACCGGGTTTCGCGCAAACTCCAACAGGTCTGGATCGCCGCCTGCAATGGACTGGACGAACCTGCCCGACAGCCTCAAACAAGCGGTGGAACGGCTGCGCGGCGTCGTTATCGAGAACCGGCCTGCGCTGCAGGTGATGACAACCCACGACGGTCCAGCGACACTTCACTACGTCGACCCCCCCTATCTTCATGAGACGCGGTCCCGCGCCAACCGGCGGACGGATAATGGTGGCGTCTATCGCCACGAGTTGACCGACCAGGACCACGCCGAACTGCTTCAAGCTCTCTGCAGTTTACGAGGTATGGTGGTGCTCTCGGGATACCCGAGCCAGATCTACGATGACGCGTTGCGAGGTTGGACCCGCATCGACCGGGCGGCGATGGCCGATGGCGCTCTCCCTCGCACCGAATGCCTTTGGCTCAACCCTGCTTGCGCGGTCCGGCGCCCAGCTCCTGATCTGTTAGAAACCGCATGACACGCACCGCACAAACCCGCCGGTTCGACCGATCCTGCACGATCACGATTCGCTGGTCGGAAGAGGATGCCGTCTGGCTCGCCTCGTGCCCCGAACTGGCCCCCTGCACAGCCCACGGCCCGACGGTCCTGAGCGCTTTGCGCATGCTCGACGCGATGATCGACCTCATGGAGGACGAATGATGCAGTTGCTCTGCACAAAATGCGCCGGCACCGGCTACAAGGATTTCGCGGGCTTTCGCATGGATCTCTGCGATTGCCGCGCCGCGCAGTCCGCGACGATCGGCTACGACCCCGGCGCGCCCGGAGGCGACGTCGGCGTCGTCAAGATCGGCCCCCACACCCTCTATCATGCCGATGCATACCATCTGCGTCCCAAGCTGGGCTTCTTCGACGCCGAGTTCATGGACCCGCCGTATCGCTTCGATAATCGGGGCGGCGGCGCGTTCCGCAAGAGCCGCACCGGCGCGGACATGATCGTCGCAGAAGAGCTGGACCAGGGCTTCGACATGTCGATCGTCAATCCGCTGCGCGCCGGCGCAGTCGTGGTTTTCTGCCACAATGACCAGCTCCCCCAGCTGCTCGACCATGTCGGCCGGCGCTACCAGCGCTTCTGCCTGCTGGGCTGGATCAAGAAGAACCCCAGTCCCATGCGCAACAAGCACTACCTCGCCGACGTCGAGCCCTTCGTCCACGCCTGGAACCACGGCTACCACCCCATCGGCGAGCACCACGACATGCACCGCTGGATCGTCGCCGGGACAATGCCGGCCAAGGTCTTCGGCCACCCGACCGTGAAGCCCCTCGACGTCATGGACAAGATCATGCGCAACCTGTCCGGCCGCACGATCATAGACCCGTTCATGGGCACCGGCAGCACCGGGGTCGCCGCGCTCCGGCGGGGCAAGGTGTTCACCGGCATCGAAAAGAACCCGAAGCACTTTGCCACGGCAGTCGAGCGAATCACCGCCGCGTGGGCGCAGCAGGAGGCCGCGTGAGCGAGCAGCTTCTTTTCACCGAAAACGAGGCGGCGGAGCGGCTGCGGGTCTGTACGCGCACCCTGCGCAAGGCGCGGCACGCGGGCCTTCTGCACTATGTGTTGATCGGCCGCGCGATCCGCTACACCCTCCCCGATCTCGAATCGTACGTAGATCGTCTTCGTCAGGTACAGCCAGCTTGTCTGCCCAAGGAACCCACGCGCCGGATCTCGCACCCTTCTCGCAAGGGGGGCGAGATCGTGCCCTTCACGGAGCGCAATCGGCGCCAGTGATCGCGTGACCGTCTACAAGCCCAAGGGCAAGCCGCACTACCTCTACGATTTCCAGTTCCGCGGTCGCCGGTTTCATGGGTCGACCGGTTGCGACACCAAGCGCGCGGCCGAGGCGGTCGAACGCCGGGAGCGCCACCGCGCCGCGTTGCCTGACCTGCAGCGTCCGCCCATCACGCTAGATAAGGCATGCAGCCTCTACCAAGATCACGCCGAGCTGCTGCCCAGCTGGCCCACCATCAAGTATTTGCTGGCCGCGCTGATCGATGGCCTGGGCGGCGGCAAGCTCCTGTCGCAGATAACGCAGCGCGAATTGCAGATCTACTTCGCGAAGCGGCGCGATGGGCGATCCAGTGCTTCAGTCAACCGCGAGATTGAAAACGCGCGATCGGTATGGCGGCGGGCGTTGGGCACGAAGTACGACATCGGCGAAATGCCCGATTGGAAGCAGCTTCGCCTCAAGGTTCCCGATCGGCCTCCGCGCGAGCTGGAGCTGCTCGAGGAAGACAAGCTGCTTTTGGCCATGCGCAACGACGTGGCGGACGCGGTCGACTTCCTTCTCAAGTCTGGATGGCGGCGCGGCGAAGTGCTCGGCTTGTGCTGGGGCGACGTCAGCATCCCGCGTAAGGTGGCAACCACGCGGATCAAAGGGGGTGACGTCGTCACGCGGCCGCTCACCACCGCCCTGGTGGAAATCATTGCTCGCCAACCGCAGTGCAAAGACGAGGAGGGACAGCTCATCCCCTTCGTCTTTACATATGTCTGTCAAAAAAGCCGGGGCTCACGTCGCAAGGGCAAGCGCTACCCGCTCACCCCCACCGCCCTGCGCAATCCGTTCCGTAAAGCGCGGACGGCCGCCGGGGTCGAGAACTTCCGCATCCACGATCTGCGCCACACGCGGGGCACCCGCATCGTTCGCGCCACCGGTTCGCTGGCCGCCGCGAAAGAGGCTCTGAAGCACAAGCGCATCGAGACCACTCTGCGCTATGCCCACGTCCTAGATGACGACGTTCGCAACGCGCTAGAAGCGAGCGAGTCCCGACATAGTCCCGACCAGAAGAAAAAGGGTAAGCGAAAAGCCTAGCTTTTCTGCGCTTTTCAGCGGCTTTGGTACTCGCCGTGTAAACGAGATGCTCTACCAACTGAGCTAATCGCCCGGCATGCCGGAAACCGTGCCAATAAGCCCTTTTCCAGGCGCGTCAACCAGGTCTTTTGCGGAACAAAGCGGGCCCGAGCGGAACGAAGCGGGACCAAGAGTCCCGACATAGTCCCGACCAAATTTGCGCAGGTCATCCGCTTTGCTATGGGCCACCTATGTTGCCCTCGTCGTACTTCTATCTGATCGATATTGAGACCGATCAGCCGCTCGCGATCTTCTCGGCAGCGGGGTGCCGCAGCTATTCCGAGCTGCACGCGCTCGAGGCGAGGATCCGTGCCAATCACGATGTCGACGACGTCAACAGCGGCCTCGCCCTTAGGGACAGCGGCAGCAGGCCTCTGCCGGCAGTCCAGGTGCGCCACGTCCTCCGGCAGCAAGCTCGGCGGTTCCGCAACCTCTAATCCCCTCCGCGCAGCGTTGCGCACAGATCTGCACAACCCTCCCGACCGCCAGCAAGCCGTTTAGTCCGACCGCGACGCTGCGCTGAAAGCCGCAGCCCGCCGTCGCTGGTCTGATAGTGGCGGGTAGACGCCGCAACCACCTAACATCCCTAACAACCTCTATTTTTCAATCGGTTACGCCATAATATATTACTAATGTTGATATAATGAGATTATATAGATTGAAGGTAATATTTCGTCGGATAAAATTCGTTGTATTTCAACGATATAAGGTTGGCGGCGCTAGAATATTATGTCTGATTAGAGCGGCGACCTAACCTCGAAAACGGCTGATTTCCGCCATTTTTCCGCGTCGTTTTCGGGCAGATTATGGATATTAGGCGTTTGCGAGGTATGGGGGTGCCTGCCGCCTGCACGTCCGCCCCTCCCAAATGCACAATTCTCGATGAAGAAGGAGCGAGCGAGGCGTGGGGGTGAGCGCGTTGAAGGAGGTCAGAGAGGATAAGCGTTGCGCCTCGACGTAATTTTGTTGCGTTGAAAAATGCGATGGGCGATTTGTAATTTTATTGCGTGATCGCGGAATAAAACACTGTGCAATTATGTTGCGCGGCACGGCAATCGCGCACGCAAAAGGGGCCGAGGATCGCTCCCCAGCCCCTTCGCATCGCCGGTGCGGCGGCACCTAGTTCGTGATGATCACCTCGCCCACGGCCTTCGCGTTGCCGTTGCCGCCAACGCTGTACGACAGCCGCTCCTCGCGAAAGTCGAAGCCGGCGAATATCCGCCGCACCTCAGGGTGATCATTGAGCGAAAGCACGAACCGGCCCTGGATCCCGCGCAACAGCTCGGCCATGAGTTCGAACTGGCCCCGGTCGAACATATTGCGCCCATAGTCGATCTCGCTGCCGTAGTAAGGCGGATCGAGATAGAACAGCGTGCCAGGCCGATCATAGCGCTGGATGAAGTCTGCCCAAGGCAGGCGCTCGATCACGACACCCGTCAGGCGCTCATGCACAGCCTCGATCATCGGCCCGAGCTTGGTCACGTCGAACCGCGCGGGGGCTTCGACCACCACGCCGAACGTCTTCCCTCTGACCTTCCCCCCAAACGCCAGGCGCTGCAGATACAAAAACCGGGCCGAACGATGCAGATCGGTGAGTGAGCTCGGCTCTTGGGCAAGTAGCTTCTCGAACCCGGCGCGGCTGCTGATCTGGAAACGCAGCATGTCGAGGAAGGCGACATAATGGTGCTGGACCACCCGGAAGAACGTCGCAACGTCCTCTGACCAATCGTGATGATCTCGGCTTTGGGGCGCTGATCGCGGCGCAGGAACACGCCGCCCATCCCCACGAAAACCTCGGCATAGGTGCGATGCTCGATCGTGTTGATGAGCGCCACCAGTCGCTTGGATAGCTGCCGCTTGCCGCCAATGTACGGCGCAAGTGGTTTGACCGGATCGACCGGCGTGAAAAGGCAATCGGGATTGGACACTGACATGATCGTTCTCTATTTGTTCCAGCGCCGAGTCGGCAGGCGGGATGGCCCCGGTGAGGGCCCTGTCGGGATCATGACGAGCGCTGTTCGTCGGACTTGGGGCGTTGGCGCGCCCCGGTCCCCCGCCTTTCGGCGGGGCGGGGGTCAGCGGGTGCCGGCCGGCAGCTTTTGGAAGCCGTTGCCGACTTGGCGGATGATGGTGCCGTCGGTGCAAATGTAGTCGGCGAAGGCGAGCAAGGGGGCGCGGAACCAATCGTTCATCCGCAGCATGCGGCGTGCGATCGGCATGATCTCGATCTCGTAATAGCCATCGCGCGTCTCGCTCAGCTTGCCAAAGCCACCATTGTTCTGCGGGATGACGCCGATCAGCTGCGGCGGCGTGCGGTGCGCGGCGAGCATGTCGTCACGGCTGATCGTCTTCACGCTCGTGAATTCGTCCTTCGCGGTGACGTCAGCGATCGGCATGATCTGGATGCCATCCTTCTTGCCGTTCGGGATATGCACGAACAGGTTCTTGAAGTTGCCGACACCTTTGGCCTGACCGAGTTTCGACGTGATCGCGTCGGCCGTCTCCTGGTCGGCCAGCGCTTCGCTCAGGTAAAACACGAAGCCGGCATGCGCGCCGTTGAGGTAGTAGCGGCGGCGGAACAGGGTCGCGTTCTCGGACAGCAAGCCCGACTGCAGCGCCGATAGCCATTCGGGTAGGCCATAGACCTCCTGAGCGACATCGGGCTGTTGCAGATGGAAAATCCGGCCAACGTCGAATTCGTGGATGTCTCCTACCGGCCCGTTCACGAACCAATATTTGCCTGCTTGCAATCCGGCCCGCATGTGCAGCGCCGGGGCGTGGTCAGCGCGTGCTAGGCGCCCAGCGCCGTTCGGGATCCACTCAAGATAGGAATTGCCCATCTGCATGAAGTCGAGCGCGAATCGCTCGAAAGCCTCTGACCCCAGCCATTGCGACGGCACCTGCTGCGCGACCAACATGTTGACCTTCAGGGCTACGGCGCTCCGATGATATGGGCTCATGTTGAAGGTCTGGGCGAGCCGACCCATGGGCAGGGGCGGTTCGTACCAGCGGCCATTGTGCCACATCTCGAAATACTGCCCCAGCTCGCGCCGATCGAGCACGCCCTCCGGATCTCCGAAACTGAATGCGGCAGCCGTGACACCGGCAGGAGCTGCAGGCGAATTTCCCGCGACGGGAACGATGTCGGTTTGGGTCATAAAGGGTCCTGTCAGTCGAAAAATACGACGCGGCCGCCGACGGCCTGGCTTGAGCTGCCGGCGGCTAGTGGTTCGTTGGAAAGGGCGTGGAGGAGCGCGAAGGCCAAATCGGCATGCCCGACCTCGCCGTTGCGCTTGGCGATGTAGGTGACGCCCTTCTTGCTCCCGGTCAGCGCCGGGCGAATCGCCATCAGCGCCGCCATGAGGTCCGACCAGCCCGCGTCGAACTCGATGCGGTGGTTGCGGAAGACGTTCTGCGCCTTCACCACCATGGCGGTCTTGCTGGCCACCGAATATTCGATCTTGCGCGCCGTGGGGAACCAGTTCTTCACCAACTCCCACACCGCCAAGCCATGGCCCGTCGTGTCGATCGCGATGTCGGTCACCCGGTATCGCGCCGCAACCTGCTTGATGAAGTCCGCCTGGGCAGCAAAATCGCGCCCGTTGAGCCGCCACTTTTCGAGCACCCGGAACTTGCCCACTCCGGCCTGATCGGGCGGGGCAACGACAACGAGGGCGGCATCGTCGCGGCCCTGCTTGTTAGGGTCGTAACCGATCCAGACCGGCCGATCCCCGAACGGCCGCCCGCCCGCGAGCTCTATCAGCGCTGGCTTAAAGTCGCGCCAGACGTGGAAGCTGTTGACCCTGGCCGACGAGACCAGGGAGTAGGGGAAGCTGCTCTCGGAATCGTCGACGTCCTCGCATTCGAAAAGGTTGCGGAACGCGTCGGCCGCGTAGTCGAGCATCAGCTGTGCGACGTTGACCAGCTTGCGTAGGCCCATCTCGACGGCGTCGTGGATGGTGAGCACGTGCTGCCAACTGCCGTCGGGCATGATCGCGCCGCGCCGCAGGTTCTTCAGGCTGATGTCGAACGGCTTTTGCTCGCCCTTCGGCCGTCCGAGGTTCCACGCCTCGCCCGCCCACCATGCGTAGCTCTCGTGCGTCTTGGTCGATGGCGTCGAGAAATACGTCTTCTTGTAGATCTCGTGCGTGGCCATGCCGCTGGCCACTCGGTTGAGTTCCTCGAACCCGTGCACCCACGCGTATTCGTCGAAATAGAAATCGCCGCTCTCGCCCTGGGCGGTCGCGCTATTGGTCGACAGGAAGTAAAAACCCACCGTGTCGAGCGAAATGGGCTTATTCTCGCTCTCCTCGTCCACCGGATACTGCCCGGTGAAGTCCAATTCGATGATCTTGCCCTTGAGTTCGACGCCGGTGACGCGGCGCACCCAATTGACGATCTCGCGGCGGAACTTGAGCGCCTGGCGCTCGGAGGCTGACAGGAAGATCTGGTTGCGCGGCTGTTCGCCGTTGAGCACGGCCTCGGCGATCTTCGCCAGCGCCTCGCGGGCGAAATACCACGTCGCGCCCACCTGACGGCTTTTGCGGATCTTGCGGGTGCGCTGCTCGCGCTGTTCCCACCACAGTTCCTGGTATTCGAAATTGCGGGCATGGAAGTCGTCGAGCAGGTCCTGCCACTGTTCGAGCGTGATGTGGTTCTTGCGCTTATCGGCCCGCTTGGCCTTGGCCTCGTCGTTGTTCCGGTTCTCGATTCTCGGGTTGAGATCGCCCTCACGACCGCTCTTGTCGTACTTGCGGATCCGCGCGGTGCGCTCGAGCTGGCGGGTCAGGAAGTCGACCCGCTTCATATCGCCTTCGGTGAAGGGTTCCTTGTCGAGCAGGTTGGCGATCTTCACCTCGAGGCGATCCTCGATCACCGCAACAGCGGGATCCGTCTCCCACCCATCCCGGCGCGACCAGCTGGCCACCGTGTTGTATTTGATCCCGATCTCTTTCGCGATCTCGGTAAGCGGCCACCCGCGCCAGAACAGCGACCGCGCCTCGCGCCGCAACGCGCGGCCCACCTGCCGGCTGATCGCGGCTTCGTCTTCTGGTGTGGTGGTGGCGGTGGGCATGGCCCAGCCATGCACCGCGATAGCCCCCCTCTGGCGATGGCCTGCGCTGGTGAACGCCAGCGTTACCGCGCCCGCGCGTTGCAAGATGGACCGCGCTCGGGCCTGAAGACGCCATGAGACACCGGGCGTTCGCAACCGCCCCTCTTGCCTAACGCACCAGGACCGAAAGCGGAGCCCAACCCATGAAGACCAAGCCCTTCCTCCTCGCCACCGCAGGCTCGACGGTCGACGGCCGCGACATCGACGACAAGTTCCTCAAGGAAATGGCCAGCAGCTACAATCCGAAGACTTATGGTGCCCGCCTCAACATCGAACACATTCGCGGGGCCACCGGGCAGGCACCGTTTCGGGCCTTCGGCGATGTACTCGAGCTGTCGACCGCCGAGGTCGACGTGGACTTCAACGGCAAGACGGAAAAGCGCCTCGGCCTGTTCGGAACCTTCGACATCACGGAGGAGGCCAAGTCGCTCAACGACGCCAGCCAGAAGGTCTACCCGTCAATCGAGATCGAACCCAACTTCGGCGGCAAGGGCTTCGCTTACCTCATGGGCTGCGCGCTCACCGACAGCCCCGCTTCGATCGCCACTGAGCGCCTGCAGTTCAATCGGCAGATGCCAGGCACCATCAACCTCTCGCGCGACGAATCGGCGGCGCTCGAATTCGCGGAAGCCGGCGGCGGTGACGCTGGCGACAACTTCCTGACGAAGCTTGGTGCGATGATCGATGGTGCTTTCGCGAAGTTCACTGGCGCGAAGACGGAAGAAAAGCCGGCTGCAAAGGAGGATCCCAAGGACCCGCCGGCGCAGGGCTTCGACTTCAACGCCCTCAAAGAACTGTTCACCACGCATGGCACGACGATCGCGAACGAGATCGGCGCTATGCGAACCGAGTTCCGTGGCGAGATCGACGGCCTCGGCGTGAAGTTCGCCAAGCTGGAAAAGGAGCAGGAGAAAACGCCTGCCGATCACTTCCAGAAGCGCCCTGCCTCGGACGGCGGTGCCGGCAACTACGCCGGTATTTTCTAAGCCCTTCCCTTCTACCCGCCGCCCCGCACCACTCATCACAGGACCATCATCATGGGTTACAATCTTTCCGATCGCGGCCGCCGGGCACTGGACGGTCTCTTCACGGCCATCGGCCAGGCCAACGGCGCGCGCGACGTAAGTCGCGACTTCGCCCTGGCTCCCAACAGCGAGCAGCGCCTCGAGGATCTGCAGCGCGAACAGGTCGGCTTCCTCGAGCGCATCAACGTCATCGGCGTGCGCGATCTGATTGGTCAGGTTATCGGCATGGGCGCCAACAACATGATTGCGAGCCGCCGTTCGCGCGTCAACATGCCGCGCCGCCCGCAGTATGTCGGCCGCCTGCAGGACCGCCAGTTCCAGCTCTACAGCACGCTGTTCGACAGCTGGTTGCCGTGGGAACTGGTCGACGCCTGGTCGAAGTTCCCGGACTTCGCACAGCGCTACGCCAAGCATGTCGCCACCTCGGTTGCACTCAGCCGCATCATGGTGGGCTGGCACGGCACGACCGCCGCTGCCGACACCGATCCCACGGCCCATCCGCAGGGCGAGGACGTCAACATCGGTTGGTTGCAGAAGCTGCGCCTCGAGAAGGCAGACCACGTCATGGGCCGCGCCACCGTCACTGCCGGCGGCGTCACCACGGCGACCGGCGCGGCCGCGCCGATCTACATTGGCGCCGGGTCGGACCACGAGGACGGCGACTACAAGAACATCGACGCGCTCGCCTACGACCTGATCGCCGGCATGCCCAGCTGGGCCCGCAGTTCGACCGATCACGTCGTTGTCGTCAGCCAGGACCTAGTCGACGAGAAGTACTTCCCGATGGTCAACCGTCCGCTCGCGGACACGATCGACGGAGGCAGGTCGACCAGCGACGATACGGTGTCGGACATCGTCATGTCGGCGCGTCAGATTGGCGGACGTCCGGCGGCCATCGTGCCCTTCTTCCCGGAAGGCACCATGCTGGTTACCCCTCTCAAGAACCTGTCGATCTACTACCAGGAAAGCTCGCGCCGCCGGTACATCAAGGATGAGCCGGAAAACATGGCCAGCCTCGTCGACTACAACTCAGTCAACGAAGGCTACGTGTTCGAGGACACCGATTTCGCGGTGATGGCCGAGAACATCACCTTCGGCGCGCGCCCGTAATACCGAGGGCGTTGAGGGCGGCCCCTGGCATCCGGGCCGGGCCGTCCGAGCCAATAGAGAGGGGGTTGCGTTGACGCTCCCCCGCCCGCCGCCGGATCGAGCGGGCACCCACTCATAGGAGAGCCCCGCATGGTCAGCCCCTTTCGACGTCACCAGCAGATGGTTCGCGGCCTCAAGAGCGCCGGTCCCAACCACATCAGCCACCGCAACGCGGCAGTTGCGCCCGAACCTGAAACGACCACCGCCACCGGGCAGGAATACGCTGCCCTGCGAGTGCTCTTGCACGACAACCTGCGCGTCCTCACAGACACGGCGTCAATCGAGGCGCGCAACCCGATGAAGGCCGAATTCGCCCAGGCGTTCTCGCCCTGGCTCGAAGGTGTGCTGCAGGCCGGCGAGCTGGGCAACGCGGTGCAGGACGAAATCCTCGTGACCAACATGGTCTGGGCGCTCGACTATGGCGATTTCGATTACGCGCTACGCCTCGGGGCCCACGCGCTGAAATTCAATCTCGTCCTGCCGGAGCGTTACAACCGAACCGTGGCCTGCTTCCTTGCCGAAGACATGGCCACCGTATCGCTCGCTCAGCAGGACAAGGTGACGCTCGAGCAGCTCCTGCAGGTGCTCGCCCTGGTCGAGGGCGCGGACATGCCCGACCCGGCCAAGGCCAAGGTGCATAAGGCGATCGGCCGCGCCTACCGCCGCAAGGCCGATGCGTTCGACGCTTCAGCCGACAACGCCCCGGCCGGCGGCAAGGCGGCGTTCGCCACCGAAGCGCTGACCCACCTGCAACGCGCGCGCCAGCTCGACAACAACAGCGGCGTGAAGACGGACATTAAGAACTTGGAGGCGCTGCTGAAAAAGCTCTCCGAAACCGAGCCCAACGGCGACCAGTCCCAACCCAGCGGAGATCCGTAATGTCCCGACGAAACTACCCATTCGGCTTTGTCCGCGCCCTGCTCGGGGCCCTGACCTGTCTCGCCATGCCGGCGCTCGCGCTCGCCATCGTCGTCATGGAAACTATCGCCTTCCCCTTCATCTGCCCGGCCGCGCACCAATACCAGGCGCACCCCCGGTCGATCTTCCAGACCCGGCGCGCCGGCCTCGCCTGAGGCCGCCGCCAACGTAACGCCCCACGGCGCTCGGGGGGCGG